TCAGTGTTTCGTGGGGGTACTCTTCAGTTCGCGGTGAAGCTGGCGCAGGCTGTTCTCCAGCGAGACCGGTTTTATCTGGTGTGCGGTGGGGTGATTGCTCCGCAGCCACTCGGAAAGATACCTGCATTCCCTGGCAAGGCTGGGTTCCATGCAGCCTGCGCCAGCCCGGCGGCGCAGTTCCGGCATGATCAGGGTCTCGACCGAGGACGGGCGTCCCTGGGTGCCGCTGTACAGAACCACTGGAGGCTGGGGGATGGATTCCCCTTCGACAGGTTGGGCGTCATTGGCGACCTCTGGCGCGGCTGGGCAAGGCGCGGCCTTCGGGTGCCGTGCCGCGCGGATCTGTTCCATGATCGGATGGTCAAGGGGGATGTCTTCTGCCCGCAGGCAACGGATGGCCCGGAAGGTCATGCCCTCGCCTGTCACGATCTCACCCTCAATATCAAGAGTCAGGAAGGGCCAGTACCGGGGTGGGATCACTTCCTGCGGAGTGTCAGGGTGGCGGAGCCCAAAGGCAAACCACAAGCCCGCTTCCGCGTCCTTGATCATGGCCCGGTGAAGCTTATTCATGGCCGTGGACAGCAGCTGGTCATGCCCTTCCATGACCGTTTGGTAAAGCTTGTGGTCCTCGGCGGTGTTGTTCGCGTTTCTATGGTATAGCGCCGTTTCCTTGTCGCGGCTGTTCTGCCAGTGCTCCAATACTTCGGCCATGGTTCGCCCATCCGACATGACAGTGGTGGCGATCATGTGGTTGACGATGTCCTGTAGGGTTCGCCACTGAAGGGGAGGGACACGGCTGGCCATGCAGTTTCTCTATTCGTTCCATCTGCGGCGAGTTTGCTATTTCTTGCCCGCCATGTCGATGGTTTTGCCGACATGGTCGGCGGCGGCCCGCAGCGGCTCGTCGTAGAGGTGGGCGTAGCGCTGGGTGGTCTGCACCTGGGTGTGGCCCAGCATGGCGCCGATGATCGGCAGCGACGCGCCGCCGCTGACCAGCAGCGAGGCGAAGGAATGGCGCAGGTCATGGATGCGGGCGCCGGTGATGTCGGCCGCCTTGCACACCGCCGCCCAGGACCGTTTGACGTCGGTCAGCGGCTGGTCGCCTCCCTTGCCGGGGAAGACGTATGGCCCTTCGGCGGTTTCCCTGATCCGCTTCAGCAGCGTCAGTGCATTGGCCGAGACCGGCACCCGGTGTTCCTTCCGCTGCTTGGTGTGGGCGCTGGGCTTGGTCCACACCCCGGCATCCAGGTCGAACATCTCCCAGGTGGCCCCCAGCACCTCGCTCTTGCGGGCGCCGGTCAGCATCAGCATGCGGATGGCATCGGCCGACACCGGCTCGTGGTGGGCCGCCAGCGCCGCCGACAGCCGGGACAGTTCCTCGGGCGACAGGTAGCGCTGGCGCTTCTCTTCCGGGTTGCGCAACTGGCCCGAGGCGGGATTCTTCTCGACCCATTCCCAGCGGATCGCCAGATTGAAGGCGCGGCGTACCACCTCGATGACGCGGTTGGCCCGCACCGGCGTGCCGCGCTGGGTGGTGATATCGCGGTGCAGGGCCTCGATGTCGGTATGGGTGACGTCCGTCACCTTGTGTTTGCCCAGGGTGGGGAGCACCAGCTTTTCCCACATCATGGTTTCGTCGGCCTGGGAGCGGGCCGCCTTGCGCGGCAGGTGATCGCGCTTGTAGCGGTCCCACAGGTCGCGCATGGTGGGGGCGGAGCGGTCGGCATGGCGCTCGCCCATGGGGTCGTTGCCCAGGTCCACTTCCCGCTTCAGGTTGCCGGCCTCGGTGCGGGCGGCGGCCACCGACCAGTCGGGATAACTGCCGATGGTGATGCGGCGCTGGCGACCGCCGATGCGGTAATCCAGGATGAAGGACTTGGCGCCGCGATTGGTGACGCGCAGGCCGAATCCCTTGACGTCGGCATCCCAGAAGAAGACCTGGGGCCGGTCGCCCGCGCTGACCCGTTTGGCGATGGCGTCGGTGATGCGTTCTGACATTGGGCTTTTCCTGTCAACACTATGTCAACACACCGTATGGTGCCGTTTGACGTGACATTGCGTCGATTTACAGAGGACATCAATAGAAAAGCGCGGAAATGCAGGGGTTACAGGACGAACCAGAAAAATATGTCAACAGATCAAGGCGCTATATATAGGGTGTCTCATGGCTCATAACCTGAAGGTCGCAGGTTCAAATCCTGCCCCCGCAACCAAAATTCGATAGAAATATCAAACAATTAGCCGCCCCTTGGGGCGGCTTTTTGCGTTTGAACCATCCCCATGGACTCACCATGGACTCACCAGGAATCGAAATCCCGCGCAGGCGGGCAGCTTCCGCGACCGACGGGTTCAGGATACCCAGGTGCTTCAGGGAGCCAAGAACACCACCAGCCTTACCTCGTCGCGCCCGGCCTTCGCGGCATGCTTCGCCACCACCTCTCGGTCAGTCGATGAGCCGGTGACGCGGTGGTCCCCCACGTATTCCCAGTCGGCATCCCCTCGCTTCAGGAAGACGGGGACCTTGCCGGTCTGCCGCGCCAGGGTCTCGGCGTTGGACACGCGCTGCGGCCCCTCTCCGGCGAGGACCACGTTCGGTGCCTCGGGGTTCAGAGCAGGGTCGAGGCACACGCATGTGGCCTCGCCGTCCACAACCGGAATGAAGGTGATCGTGCTTCCGCCGACGATCTCCCCGATCTCCTTGCGGCTGTACCGCCTGCCGACGACGAGCCGGCCGTCCGACAGGCCCCGCCGCCCCCTCTCTTCGGCGACGGCGTCCAGAACCGCTTGGGCGTCGGCCTTCCTCTTGCCATCCCCGCTCTCCGCAAGGCGCAGGGCATTCCGTTCCAGGGCCTTGAGTTCGTCGGGTGACATGTCCTTCAGTTTGGACAGAATCTGCAATCTTCCTTCCGTCCCGTGAGGTGCCATTGATCATTTTTTGCAGAACATCTCATGAAACAGCGCCTTTGATCGTCGTTCGCCGTCCTCGGTGAAGATCACCGACTTGGCCTTGCCAACGGGATCGGAGATCAGTCCCTTCTCGTGCAGGCGGTTCATCGCCTCCCAGTCGAAGCCCTTCCATGTCCGGCCGCCGTCATGCAGCCCGAGGTACAGCAGCGCCAGCACGGCGTCATCAATGCGGTCGTGGTCGATGTCCATGGTGACCTCGCAGCCGGTCAATTGGGTGCGGAACCTTGCAATTCTGATATGGCGCGGCAGATTTGCAAGGATGGCGCTCGGGTCAGAGCAGTTCGGCGATGCTCGCGACCTTCGCCCGGAAACGGTGGTTGGCGGCCCAATCGGACAGAATGGCGTCGGCCTCCATAATGGTCAGTGTGCCCGCCCGGGTCAGATCGGCGAGGACGTCCTGTGTGCGCACGATATCCAGAGTCCGCTTCGCCAATCCGGCCTCGTGGAGCGCCCGGCCGATGGCGCGATTGTCGTCGATGGCCAGCCGATGTCCCCGGTTCAGGGCGACCGAGATGGCAGAGCATTCCCCTGTGCCGAGGCGCGGTGTCTGGCGGAGCCTCAGGAACAGTTCGACCTCCGTCGGATCGTCGACTCGAAGTTCGGAGAGGTATCCCGCCGCTATCGCAGCACGGTACCGTGCCTGTTGATCGGGATAGCTGTCGGATATCTCCACCGCGACATGCTCGGTCGCCACGAACGCCGACGGGTGCGCGCCGATCAGATCCATCCGGTCGATCCGGAGAAAATTGATCAGGACGGAGGTGTCCGCGATGATAATGACCCCAGGGGGCATTCGTTCGCTCCGGATCAGCCTGCGCGGGCCGCTTCGGCGAGGTCGATCATCTCCGCCGGATCGATGGCCAGCTTGCGGCTGATCTCGGACAGGCGCCCGCGGGAGATTTCTTCTTGCCGATAGGCTTCCAGCGCCAGCCGGGTCAACTGGTTGCGCAATTCGACCTCGTTCGCCTGCGGCGCTTCGCCTTCGTCGAGGATGTCCAGAAATCCCAGCAGCTTGATGTAGCGCTTGCCGACGTCCTTCTGCTCGATGAGCGCGTCGGTTTCCCCCTGACCGATGTGACCCAGGCTTTTCAAGCGCCACACCGCCGCCTCGTAGCTGACACCGAAGTGGCGGGCCAGGGCGGCGGCATCTTGATAAGTGATAGCCTGGGAACCAGGACGGGGGCGAATTTCCGCCTCGATGGAGGCATTGTTGGCGACGTCGAAAATGACCTGGGCCTGTCGGCTCGGCCGCCCCTTGTCGAGTTGCGCCAACTGTTCGGAAACTCCCTCCGCCGGCATCAGGAAGGCCGCGGCGAATGCGTTCGCTCGCTTCTCGATCAATTCTGAGGAGTTCTCACGCCGCGTCGTGGTGACGGGAGCCTGCCGGTCGAAAAGCGCATGGGCGTATTCATGGGCGTAGGAGAAGCGTCGGCGTACCGGCCAATGGCGGTCATTGACCAGGATGGCCAGACCGATCGAGGCGTGCTTGACGAAAAATCCCGACAGGCTGTCGGGAAGGTCCGAAGCGGCGGCCCAAATGCCCTGCTCGGTGATCATGCCTGCGATATTGCCCAGCGGGGAATTGCCCAACCCCATCCGTCGGCGCTCTTCCTGCGCCACCTGCTGGCCTTGGCGAATCGCATCACCCGACGAGGCCATTCGGGCGGAGTAATCAGGAACCGTTTGTTCGGTTGCCTGGTTCAGCATGAGCTTGAGGCCGGCACCCTCGCGGCACAGGTCGATAATGTGGGTGACGGCCTGATCGATTTCCGGCGTCTGGCCCATTTCGGGCAGGGCGCGGTGGAGCACCACGGAAATGTCCTCGGCGGCGGGTTCATCCTCGCCGAGAAGGAAGGCGGCCGACTGTCCGTAAATCTCCGACAGGCGGCCCAGTTCGAGGGTGGACACCGCACGGTTGCCGGTTTCCATGTTGGTCACTGCGGTGCGGGGAAGGCCGAGGGTGTCGGCGACGGCCTGCTGGCTCATGCCGCGACGTTCCCTGGCTGCGCGCAAACGGGCTCCCAAGTTCATCATGTCGGTCAATGCCTCGCAACCGTGGTTGATGGGGTGTTCCCGGTGTGGGTCACTTCATTTCCCTACTGTACGCAGCCGGACAAAAAATGTCAAAAACATCCTTGACCGTCCGATTGATGGGGGTATTTTAGGTGGTGGAAGAGTGGGGATTGGCGACAACTGTGGGTGCGACCGAAGGGGCGCAAAAAGCATGGGCCACGTCAGGCTTGGGCGTCTTCCCTCGTCGAGGGATTGGCGGCAGATTGTTGCCACTGTGGCGGCGGGGGATGTTTCCGTCGCCGAGCTTGCCGACGCCGTCGCCGACGCCTCGGACAAGTCGCTCATGAAGGCCATTCGTGATCCGGCCCTGATCGAGGCGATCTGGCTGCTCATGAAAATCCCGCACGCAGCCCGGTCACCGAATTTTGCCCAGGAACTACGTGCCCTGGGAATCTCCGTTCCCGCCAACCCGAGCGTCATCGACGTGGTGGCCGGGTTTGATGCTGCCGTGGAGGCCGTGCAGCGCCAGGGTGGGAAGGGCGTGACGGACCTGGGGGAAATGGCCAAGCAGGCTGGAATTGCCGCGCTATACGGCGTTGTCCAGGACCGGCTTCCATCCCTGTGGGCGCCGACCCGGGAGGATGAACGAACGACGCTCGCCAGCCTGGATGCCCCTGATCGCTTTGGTGATCTGTCGCAGCGGTTTTTCTCCCGGCTGGTCGAGCATAACATCCAGTATTTCCTCGACCGTGAAATGCCCAAGCACATCGGCCCGGACCGGATCAACCACTCGATCGGCGATATGGTCGCTTTCGACGGGGCTGTGCGGCGTCACTGCGAGGAAACCACGGTCATTATGCGCGCCTATGCCAAGGATTGGCTTGGGAGCCACGGATTCCACCAGGGAAAGGACCTGTCGCGCAAGGATGCCTCCAATTTTTCCTACACGGCCTTCAAGAAAATAAGAAGCGAACTGACGATCAGGAGAAACGCTCATGTCTCAGTATAGCGTCGTGTGTGGCGGCGCGACCCATTCTGGGGGCGCAGAAGACGAGGAGGTGATCGAGCTCGACGTCCAGGGGCCGTCCAAGAATGTGAACCTGCGGATCGAGGACCTGAACAAGGCCCTCCTGAGCAACATTCCCGACGTTCTCCTCGATCTCCTGGAGGTTGCGGCCTATGTCTATTGTGCCGACCAGAGGATTTCCCGCGGATCGGACAAGCTGACGGATCATGGCAGGAAGTGGCGCCGGTCCCTGCATTTCACCATTCCGCTGCGGCAACCCGACCTCTGGGACAGCGATGCTGTCAGTACCGCCCTGCGCGACACATTGGGCTTTCTGTCCGACGATGCCTACTCGTTCGATTTCGTGAAGGCGACCAAGCCGCTGGCCGAACGGTCCTTGTATTTCCCGAATCTCGTCGATGGGACGTTCGTGCCGGACGACATCGCCTTGTTCTCCGGCGGTGTCGATTCCTTCGCCGGCGCGGTCGAGGATGTCATCGGAAACGGCAAGAAGATGGTTCTGGTTGGGCACCACTCGGCAACAAAGGTGTTCAGCGTTCAGAAGGAGTTGATCGACGGTCTCCAGAAGATGGGCGCCGGTCGCAACATCTTCTATGTCTCGGTCAACGTCACCAATACCGGAGCCAAGGTCACCGAATATACCCAGCGCACCCGCTCATTCCTGTTCGCCAGCCTGGCGCTGGTGGTGGCCAGGATGTTCGGGAAGGACGAATTCACGTTTTATGAGAATGGCGTGGTCGGGCTGAACATTCCCATCGCCAAGGACGTCCTGGGAGCCCGGGCGACGCGGACCACTCACCCCAAGGTCGTTCAGGGGTTCGAGGCGATTTTCTCGGCCTTGCTGGATCGGGAGGTCAGCGTCAAGACGCCCTATCAGTGGCTGACCAAGCGGGAGGTGACGGAGAAGATTCGCCAATACAATTGCGGCCACCTGCTTTCCAAGACGAGCAGTTGCACCCGCCCGAAAACGTGGACGAAGCACAGGCGGCATTGCGGCGCATGTTCCCAATGCATCGACCGCAGATTCGGCGTTTTGGCGGCAGGGATGGGCGAGCTCGATCCGGCCGACGGTTACGAACTCGATCTGCTGCTGGGGGATCGCAGCCTCGAACGCGACATCAGGATGGCGGTCGCCTACGTCAAGTTCAGCCAGACCTTCTCGTCGCTGACCAAGGTGGGATTCATTTCGGAACATCCGCAAATCACGTCGGCGCTGCGCTTCCTCCCAGGGCTGTCGGCGGACGAGGCCAGGGATAAAATCTATGACCTCTATCGTCGCCACGCCCAGGACGTTCTCGACGTCATCCGTGGGGGGCTGCAGGCTCATGCCGATGAACTGGTGCGGGGGGAACTGCCGGCCGGGTCCCTGCTGTCCATGTGCTTCAGCCGAGGACATATCGATATTCCTCCGCCATCGGGCTATGACCAGAAGGTCAAGGACTTCATGGACGGCTTGGGCAAGCCGGTGTGCGAGTTCGCGGTCGACGCCGATGCCGGGCGGATCCTGTTCAAGGGCGGATTCTTCCTGGAAGGCACCAATTTCAAGCTGGTGCAGGCATTGCTGGACAATCACCGGATAGGCAAAAAGGCGGCGGCGGAAATCGCTTATGTCGCCCCCTCGGCTCTTGCCGATGCACTGTCCATCGACGAGCAATCCCTGCGCCAGCAGATCGCCAGACTGAAGAAGGCCGTGAATGAGACCCTGCCGGCGGCTTTGGGCATCGTCCTCGAATTCATCGAGAACAAGCAGCGGGAGGGGTATCGCCTGAACCCGGAACTGCGGGAGGTCTCCAAGGGGGATCTGTAGCCCGGCAAAGTGGCCATGTCACAAGCCTGATCCTTCAACGTCACATCGTGTTCCCCCAAGCCCCGGTTTCCGGGGCTTTTTTTATGTCCGCATGTCACAAGAAAGTTCGGCGCTGACCATATAAGTGTTCGCGCAATCCATTGAAAATAAACGCAATTCCGAGCCGTGAAGCGGGGCGGGAGGTTCGGCGCCATATTTCAATGGAGAGCACGGTGACCATCAAGCATCTCAACCAGATCGAGCTTGCCGCTCGCTGGAACATTTCGCACCGCACCCTTGAAAGGTGGCGGTGGACGGGCGAAGGCCCGAAATTCCTCAAGATGGGCGGCCGGGTCGTGTACCGGCTGGAAGATATCGAGGCGTTCGAGGCTGAGCGGTCGCGCGACAGCACGACGGCCCAGGACGGTGCGCGATGATCGCCGCCGTCGAAACCGCCATCGCCACGCCGGTGCTGGACGAGCGGGGCTTCCTCGCCTGGATCGACCGGGCCGCGCCCGGTGAGCGCATCACCTATCACGAAGGCCATCTCGGCTGTGACCGAGCGCCGCGGATTTCGCCGTTCGCGGAACCGGCGCGGTGCCAGCTGGACCGGGTCGCCGGCCTGGCCATGACCCTGGCCGACAATGGCCACCTGCTGCTGGCCCAGGGCCGCGTCGCCGAGGACCGGGTGGCCTATTTCGCCATCATGGCCACCCGCCGGACGGTGAAGGGAGGCCGGCAATGACCATCCCCAATCGTCCCCGTCTGGCCGATCTCGTCACCATGCCGGTCGGCGCGGTGACCGCTCTGCCCGCCGAAACCCTGGCGCTGCTCCAGGAGGAGGCCGACGAGGCCCTGCGTGCCGCCAAGACCGTCAAGGATTGGCTGGATGGTGCGCTGGCGCTGAAATACGGCTCCCTGGCCGATCAGGCCCGCGCCGTCGCCAGAAAGGACACCGGCACCGTCCGCTTCGCCGACGGCCAGGTCACCATCGTCGCCGATCTGCCGAAGCGGGTGGAATGGGATCAGTCCCGTCTCGCCGCCCTGGTGGAGCGCATCCGCGCCGAAGGCGACGATCCGGCCGAGTTCGTCGAGATCTCCTACAAGGTGTCGGAGCGCAAATACGGCGCCTGGCCCGGCTCCATCCGCTCGGCCTTCGAAGCGGCGCGCACGGTCAGGACCGGCAAGCCCACCTTCGCGCTGCAGATCGGCAGCGGGGAGGGCGTGCGATGAGCCTCCCCATCATTTCCGCCGACCAGCGCCTCGCCGAGCGGCGCGGCATCAAGGGGGCGATCTTCGGCAAGTCGGGGATCGGCAAGACCACCCTGCTGCTGACCATGGCTCCGCCCACGACGCTGTTCTTCGACCTGGAGGCCGGTGATCTGGCCATTGAGGGCTGGGGCGGCGACAGCATCCGGCCGCGGACCTGGCAGGAATGCCGTGATGTCGCGGTGTTCATCGGTGGCCCCAATCCGGCGCTGCGCGACGACCAGCCCTACAGCCAGGCCCATTTCGACGCGGTGTGCGACCGCTTCGGCGAGGCGGCGGCGCTGGACCGCTACGACACCGTGTTCATCGACAGCATCACGGTGGCGGGGCGCCTGTGCCTGCAATGGTGCAAGGGCCAGCCGGAAGCCTTCTCGGATCGCACCGGCCGCCCCGACAGCCGTGGCGCCTACGGCCTGCATGGCCGCGAGATGATCGCCTGGCTGACCCACCTGCAGCATACCAGGGCCAAGAACGTCTGGTTCGTCGGCATCCTCGACGAGAAGCTCGACGACTTCATGCTGGCGGCAGGCGTTTGGCGAGCCATGGCGGTGGCCGAGGATCCCGGCACCGTCGGCTTCCACATCTCGGCGCTCTATTCGCCGCCCGGCTGGCAATCCTGGGAGAGCATCGCCCGCCTGTGGGAAGCCGCCCAGGGCTCCGATGACGCGCTCAGGGTGTTTCGCAACTCCGTGCTGGTGCAACAATTCTGCCGCCCGGTGTGGGAGCGGTTCGTCCGCCTCGCCGTGCTGGCCGGACATCTTCCCGCCGCCGGCTTCGACCGCGATCCCTCCGCCTTCCTCGCCTGCGACTGGCTGCCGCCCAAATGGGACTGGGTCGATCCGCTGAAGGACGCGCGGGCCGAGATCGAACAGATCAAGGCGGGGCTGAAAAGCCGAGGCATGAGCATCGCCGAACGCGGCTACGACGCCGAGGACGTGGACGCCGCCATCGCCGCCGACCGCGAGCGGGAGAAGCGCCTCGGTCTCACCATGGAGGCGCCCAATGGCTGATCTGATCACCCGCCGCAGCACATTGGCGCCGGCCAGCATCGATGCCCAGGCCCGCACCGCCGAGGTGGTGTGGAGTACCGGCGCCGGTGTCCGCCGCCGCGACCTGTCCGGCCCCTATGAGGAGCGGCTGTCGCTGGCCCCCGAGGCGGTGGACCTGTCCCACCTGATCGGCGCCTCGGTGCTCGACGCCCATCGCCAGGACGCGGTGCGCGACGTGCTGGGCACCGTCCGTTCTGCCTCGGTCGATGGAAGCCAGGGTGTGGCCCTGGTGCAGTTCTCGGCCCGGCCCGAGGTGGAGCCGGTCTGGCAGGACGTGATGAGCGGCATCCTGCGCCACATCTCGGTCGGCTACACCGTCGAGCAATGGGCCGAGAGCCTGGACAAGGGCATGCGGGTGCTGACCGCCACCCGCTGGACGCCCATCGAAATTTCCCTGGTCCCGACGCCGGCCGATCCCGGTGCCCATATCCGCATGGAGGAGAGAATGCCCGAACCCGCCACCACCATTCCCGAAGGGGATGGTGTCCAGACCCGCGCCGCCATCAATGCCGAAATCCGCTCCGTCGCCCGCGTTGCCGGGCTGGGCCAGGATTTCGTCGATGGCCTGATCGACCGCGACGCCAGCGCCGACGAGGCCCGCCGCGCCGCCTTCGCCGAACTGGCCCAGCGCAGCAAGGCCGCGATCCGCACCGAGCAGGTGCGCGTCGAGCACATCGCCAGCCACGACGATCCCGACACCCGTGCCCGCCAGATGGGCGAGGCGCTCTATGCCCGCATCAATCCGGCCCATGCCTTATCGGAACCGGCGCGGCGCTACGCCTATTCCACCTGCGCCGAGATGGCCAGGGAACTGCTGTCCCTGCGCGGACACTCCGTCACCGGCCTGTCGCCCGCCGCCATGGTCACGCGGGCGCTGCACACCACCAGCGACTTCGGTATCATCCTCGGCGACACCGTGGGCCGCACCCTGCGCGCCGCCTATCAGGCCGCCCCCTCGGGTATTCGTCAGTTGGGTCGCCAGACCTCGGCCCGCGACTTCCGCGCCGTCAACAAGATCATGCTGGGCGAGGCGCCCTTGCTGGAGAAGCTGGGCGAGCACGGCGAGATCAAGGCCGGTACCATGGCCGAGGCCCGCGAGGCGTACAAGATCGAGACCTGGGCGCGCAAGATCGGCATCACCCGCCAGGTGATCGTCAACGACGACCTCGGCGCCTTCTCCGACCTCGCCCGGCGCATGGGCCAGGGAGCCGCCGAGACCGAGGCCCGCCTGCTGGTCGAGTTGGTGGAGGCCAATTCCGGCAATGGGCCAAAGCTGTCGGATAACAAGCCGCTGTTCCATGCCGACCATGGCAACAAGGCGGGAACCGGCGCGGCCATCTCCGACACCACCCTGTCCGCCGCCCGGCTCAGCTTGCGTACCCAGAAGGGCATCGAGGACCGCGTCATCCGGGTGACGCCCAAATACCTGCTGGTGCCGCCGACCCTGGAGACCGAGGCCGAACGCTGGCTGGCCTCGGTGGCGGCGGCCAAGGCGGCCGACGTAAACCCCTTCGCCGGTTCCCTGACCATGGTGGTCGAGCCCCGCCTGTCCAGCGCCAGCCGGTGGTACGTCACCGCCGACCCTGCCGAAATCGACGGCCTGGAATTCGCCTACCTGTCGGGCAGCGAAGGGCCGCAGGTGGAATCCAAATCGGGCTGGGACGTGGACGGCGTTGAGATCCGGGTGATCCTCGATTTCGGCGCCGGCTTCGTCGATCACCGGGGCTGGTACGCCAATGCGGGGGCGGCGTGATGGCCGACACCGACCAACTGCTGGCCTGGCGGGAGGCGCTGCTGCGCGCCCGCTACGCCGGCACCCGCATTGTGGAATACGACGGGCGCAAGGTCGAGTACCGCTCCGATTCCGAGATGGCCTCGGCCCTGGCGGATTTGGAGCGCCGCCTCGGCACCAACGCCCGCGTCACCCAGGTGCGGATCAATTCGAGCAAGGGAGTATGAGAGCATGAAGAACTTCATCCAGAATGGCCACATGATCACCGTGCTGGCCCCGACCGATGGCGTGGTGTCCGGCCAGGGCGTGATCGTCGGCGGTCTGTTCGGCATCGCCGCCACCACCGCGCCGGAAGCGGCCGGTGTCGAGATCGCCACCACCGGGGTCTACGATTTGCCCAAGGCCCCGGCGACGGTGGTCGCCCTGGGCGACCGGGTGGCGTGGGACGACACCGCCAAGGTGATCGCCCCGCCCGCGACCGGGCTGTACCCGATCGGGATCGCCATCACCGCAGCCGGCAATGGGGCCATCACCGTGCGGGTGCGGCTGGACGGGGTGGTGACGGCAGCGGCATAACGGTCGCCAAGCGTTGACACGCCGCGCCAATGGTCGCCTGGGGATTTGTTGACATGGCGTTGACATGACTTCCGCCACATCGCGGATCGAGAATCAAAAAGCCCGCAAGTGTTTGAACTTGCGGGCTAATTTGGTTGCGGGGGTAGGATTTGAACCTACGACCTTCAGGTTATGAGCCTAAAAATAGACATCCCGTCAAGCCAAGCATTTCCGCCATTTCTGTCGCAGGATCAAAGGGTTGAGCGAGTTCTCCCGTTGTCTCTGATTGTCACGGATTACCCGCGTTTCTCTCCCCTGCTGTCCCAAATTGTCCCAACGGGCATCCCGTCCAGACAGCCTCCGACGATCCTCCGTTTTCTTTTGGCTTGCGCCGTCGCCCCGGATTTCTTAGCGTCGATCTCGAACAAGGTTGCCTGCGTTTTTGTCGGCAAGCTTCGACGGAGAGCCTGCGCCCACCATGGGAAGCAGGACGTCCGCGGCGGCGGCGACGGTCCCGATGACGGACCGCGAGGGGCCTCCGGGACTACGGAAGCTGAACCAGAGACCTCCGGGTCGGGACGCGGGATTACGGCCTCCTCCAACCTGCCCGCCTGACGGAAGCGGACCGGGTCACCATCGCCTCGATAGGTGGATGATGAGCCAGTCCCGTGTCACCGTTTCCCCCTCCCCCGCCCGCGACTACCTGACCGCCGAACAGGTCGCGACCGAATACCCCGTGTCGGCGACCACCCTGGTGCGCAGGCGCCAGACCGGTGGCGGTCCCGCCTACTACAGCATCAGCAACCGGATATTCTATCGGCGCGCCGACGTCGAGGCGTGGTTGGATTCCCATAGGGTGGATCCGTCAACCTGCGCCAAGCCGGTTCACGCCCCGGTCGGCGAGCGGGTATCGCCCAGGCAGGAGCCTCCCCGGCGCCGAGGGCGGCCCACCAAGGCCGAAGCGGCCCGTCGCGCGCGGGCGGAACAGTAGGTGACGAACAAAGACCGGCGGGGGCTGACCTCCGCCGGTCATGTTTTGTCGAATTGTCGAATTGGCCGAGCGTTATCCCAAGGCTCGGAGGACCACCGCCGGATCGGCCCCTTCCTTGATCAGTTCTTCCAGACGTGCCCGGACGTCGTCCCAAGTGGGGCCGGCAGTATCGGACACCTGTCCGGCCACGGCATCGAATTCCTCGACGGTCAGCGCATCCTTGCTGTTCCATACACGGAATTCGCCGCGCAGGATGGTGGCCACGCCGAGATAGGTGACCCCCAGCTCCTTTGCGATTTCGGCAACCTGGGGAGGTCGCCAGTCGAATTCCTCGTTGGGGTCCGGGTCATGATGGATGCTCAGGACCCCCCGTACACCCAGGTTCCGGCAGACGAAACCGAGGATGGTGACCCCGGGCGCATTATAGTCGGACAGGGATACCCTTCCTCGCCTCGGAGCCCGCCCCCGGACGACCTCGAAAGCTCCGCAATCTTGATCAACGAAGCGTCTGAGAACCGACATCACTGCGTCGAGTTCGGACTGCTCGCAGATGCCTCGCCATACGGTCCCGGGCAAGGGCTTTATGTCCGGCCCCACACCGACAGCGCCAAGGATGGGCAATACTCTTGTAGGAGGGAAACTCCGCTGCCCCTTCAGGGCGCCGTTCATGGGGGGCTGGGACCAACCGATGGACTCCGCGATCTCCTTCTGGGTCTTGGGCGACAGCGCGACGAGCCGCTCGATCAGTTCGACGGTTCTGACATCAACCGACATTGGAGCCTCCATCCAGCGATCCGCGATTATAGCGCAGGTGATATTTTTTGGGAAGTATCACGATATCGTCGATCATTAAAAAGTGGACAAACGTACACCGGTGAGATAGGCTGTCATTCGATTCTGGCATTATGCGCAGATCCGTAACGACGGAGGAATGGAATGCAGGTTTCCTCGAATGACCTTAACGAACAGGTCGACAATCAAAAGACTGAGGCTGGTGGCCACCGCCGCTTCGCCGTCATCATCCTCGGCCAAGCCATGACCGTCCCCGCCCCCGCGAACGACAACGCGGAGGTGGCCAACAAGAACAGCTGATTTGAGGACGGTCGGGAAGGCAGCTTTGCCGCCGGGAGCCTGAAAGCTCCGATCTACGCAATCCCAGCTTTATCGGGCTCTCCCCCCGCCGTCAATCCCCGAATTCTGAAAATTCAAGGCGACCGCCGGCTTCGGCGGCGAAAGGAGAGTCATGTCTCAATTCCAGAATTTTCCCACGCCCAAGCCCATCCAAAATCCCATCGAAACGCCGAAGTTCCCGCTTCCGGCGCTCGGTCCGCTTGCGAGCACCTTCCAGAAGCTGGCGGACGGCGCCTGCGCGCCCGTCGACTACATCGTCGCCACCGCTCTGGCTGTGATGGCCGCCCTGATCGGCAACACCCGCGTGATCCGTCTCAGCTGGGGCTGGGATGAGCCCTGTGCCCTCTGGTTCCTGCTGGTCGGCCGCGCCTCCAATTCGAAGTCGCCCGGCATGCGTGCGGTCACCCAATCCCTTCAGCCGGTCCTCCGTGACGAAGCCGAGGAGTATCGCCAGGCTTTCAAGCGTTACGAAGCCGGTGACCTTCCCAGCGCTCCCCGCAATGTGCGCTGGATCTCCAGCAACATGAGCAACGAAATGCTGGTCCAGCAGGGTGAGCTCAATCCCCGCGGCCAGTTGATCCTGAGCAAGGAAGGCGCACCGTTCCTTCAGGGCAAGAACGACTTCTTCCTCGACTCGTTCTGCGCCGATTCCGTGACCCGTGACCGCATCAGCACGAATAGCAATGCTTGCGAGCGTCTCCTCGCCAGCTGCGTGGGCGCCGTTCATCCCTGCGATGTCGAGAAGCTGGTCGCCCGCAAGGTTGGTGACGGCGGCTTGGCGCGTTGCCTAGTCACCGAGCCGGAGCGTCGCCCTTTCGCGTTCCCTGACGAAATCGACAGCCACCCGGATCTGTCTCCGATCTTCCGCGCTCTTCGCGCCATTCCCCTGGGCGAGACCCCGGTTGCCGTGGAGTTGGTTGGTCAGGAACGTGCCGACTTCGAGGCGTGGGCCCAAGCCAATGACGCCAAGGAAGTCGAGGATGCTCTCGATTACCATTTCGCCAAGCTGCGCGGCATCGCGGCGCGTCTGGCCATGGTGCTCGATTATGCCTGGGCCGCCGCCGAGGGCCGTTCCTTCCCGACCACCCTTTCCCGTCCGGCTGTCGTCAGCGCGATCGGCATGATCGAGCGCTACTGGAAGCCCATGGCCCGCAAGGTCTACCGCCTCCGCACCCAAACCGGTGCGTCCGAGGACGCGCAGAAGCTGGCCCGCTGGATCCTTGCCGGCCGCTACACCCGCATCAACAAGCGCGAGATCTACAAGCACGCCGGTCTGCCGGGCCTGACCGATCCCGCCCCCGTCCAGACCGCCCTCGATGAGCTGATGCATTTCGGCTGGCTCCGCCGCCTCTCCGAAAAGACCGGCGCAGGCCGCAAGCCCGAGGACTACGACGTCAACCCCGCCGTTTTCGACCTGCCGGAGGCCGTGTGATGAATATTCTCGCCGAATTCGACCGCATGTTTGGTGACGACCCCACCGACCTGTCCGTCGTCACTGCCCCCACCCCCGTTGCCGCAGCCACCTGCGGCCCGGTCACCGTCCATACCGAAACCGTCCGCGCCGAGGTGGTTGCGGATGCGGCGCCCCGCTTGGCCGCAAACACCAACGCTTCCCCGCAGGCGGCACCCCCCTTGTCCGAGGACACCGTCCGCCATTTTGTCGATTTCGCCGTTTCGGCGGCAAAGGCGGACACGATCGTCTTCGATCCGGTCCACCGCTCCCCGGCGCTGGTGGAGGTGGCCCGCGCCTCCGGCCGTGTCGCGGTGGCCCTGCCGGGCGCTTCGCCCCGTCAGGCCGCCTCCTGGATGGCCGACCTCGCCGCCGCGGGCGCTCTTGCGGCCCCCGTCGGCCTGGTTGTCGCCGACCTGACCTCCCATTCTGATGCCGCCGAGAACGCCCGCGTGATCCGCAACGGCTCTTGCCGCATGGATGCCGAGGTGGCCCTGCTGGTGGCCGACGACGGCCTGTCCGCCACCCTGCGGGCGCTGGGCGCCGAGACCCGCGTCCTTCCCCTGGCCGACGGCGCCATGGGTGTGATGGCTCCTGCCCTGGCTGGCGGTGACGCCCCCGAAGCTGGGGATGGCGAAGGCGACAGCCATCCCGAATACGTTTTGGAGAGCGGCGAAGGCGACGAGGATGTGTCTTCGGAATGCGCCTGCGCCCCGCATGTCACTGCGGAAGCCGAGGAGACTGAGGCTTGCCCCGAGGAGCCCGTGCAGGCCGTGGCGGAAACGACGGAAGTGACCGTCCAAGCCGAAGCGGAAGAGGCGCCGATCCCCGAGCTCGCCCCCGTCTCCGCACTTGTTGCCGCCATCCAATGCATCGAGATCGCCCAGGTCGGCCCGTCCTCGCCCATCGCCCGTACGCCGACGGCGCCTTACTTCTTTCCCGTCGACAATGTCGTCCGCCTTCCCGCCAACGACAACCGCCGCCAAGAGGCCGTCAGCCGCTTGGACGCCATGCTCCGCGCCATGGGCGCCAACCATGCCACCCGACGTCGTCTGAAGGCCATCACGCTGTGTTCCGGCATCGAGGCCCAGGCGGAGGCCCTTCGCCGCATCGGCGCTGAAATCGACGTCGTCGCCATGAGCGAGATCGGCGAGGTGCAGAGCGCCATCCTCGCCGCCCGCCACCCGCAAGCGGTCAATCTCGGCGATCTGACCGCGCCGGATTTCTGCCCCCGCGCCATGGAAGTCTGCCCCTCCGGTTTCGACCTGATGTTCGCCTCGACCCCATGCCAGGCTTTTAGCCTCTCGGGCCTCCGTAAGGGTCTTGCGGACGAGCGTGGCCTTATCACTCCTTACGTCATTTCGATCCTCAACACGCTCGGCACTCCCCTCTACATGTGGGAGAACGTCCTCGGCGCCCTGTCCGACAAAACCAACGCCTTCGGCACCATGCTTGCAGCCCTGGTCGGCGAGGATGAGCCTCTGGTCGCCCCGAAGGGCCGCTGGGACAATTTCGGCTTCGCTTCCGGACCGGACCGCTTGGTCGCCTGGCGCGTCCTCGACGCCCAGTATTGGGGTGTCCCCCAGCGCCGCCGCCGCGTCTTCCTTGCCGCCGCGACCATCGAGTCCGGCATCGATCCCCGTGAAATCGTTTTCGAAACCGCTGCCTGAGGAGGCCCCGACCATGTTCGACACCACCCCGACCATCGAGACCGCCACCACCAAGCTTTGGATGCTCACCAAAGCCAAGATGGCCAAGTTGGGCTACCATGTGGGCGAGGCTCCGGCCAACGGCCCAACTCTTTCGACCCTGAGCCGCGTGCTGCACAAGGTGCCGGTGCCCCCGCTCTATCACCTCACGGCCACGGCCGCTCTGGGCATCGCCGCCCGCGCCAAGCGCCGCGACAACCCCATTCCTCCGGCCCTGCTTGCTGCCCTTGCCGAGACCTTCGCCGCCGACGCGGTGGCGGCGCTGAACAAGGCCCGCGCGGTCAAGAACCCGCCGAAGAAGCCTGGCAAGAAGGTCTACGACCGCGACAAGGAGGTGGCCGACGCGGCATACCGCGTGCTGGTGGCCGAGATGCTTCTGCGCACTTATTGCGACGCCGAGGTTCATCGCGTCGCCGCCCAGGCAGACGGCCCCACCTACTGGGTCGGCGACGTCACGCCCAAGTTCTCTTCAGGCGTCGCCAACACCCTGCGTGCCCAGCAGGGCGCCGAGGGCGTGGGCATCAGTGACCTCCTCTTCGACCGCCAGTCGACCAGCCGCCACGGCGAGAGCGGCGTGGCCAGCACCCTGGCCGCCCGCGACAGCTCTGGCGGTCCCCTCGACCTCGTCGTCACCGTGACGCCCGATGTCACCCTCTACGCCCAGAACACCCGCGACGAGCTTCGCGCCGTGGGCGGCGACGGCAGCCGCGCCTCGTCCCTGTGCGGCCCGTCGGGCAAGCAGTACGACATGGTGGTGGGCGCCTTCAGCGCCGGTCAGGGCAGCGCGGCCAAGGGCATCGGCTTCGACGCCGAGGTGTCCCCCACCCTCAAGGCGGCCCCCTCCGGCACCAACCAGGTCCCCACCATCATCGAGGCGGACACTGCCAAAGGCGTTCCGCTGGACGTCTCCGGCATGGATGTCGACCAGCTTGCGGCCGCCGCGCAGGCCCATGTGGCCCGTGTCGGCCGCCGCTACCTCCTGCGCCGCCTCACCCCCATGGAATGCATGCGCCTTCAGGCGTTCGAACCCGACCACTGCATGGTGCCGTACCAGGGCAAGCGCCCCCGCAAGCTGAGCGACGCCAAGGCGGCGGAACTGATCGCCTTCCATGCGGCGGAAGGCCGCCACTACACCAAGGAGCAGTTGGAGAGCTTCGTCTCCGATTCCGACCAGTACGCCTGCGCGGGCAATTCCATCGCGGTGGTCTGCCTCGACTTCCTGATGGGCAACGTCGCCAAGGTGGCGGCGCCCCTGCTGGCCAAGCCCGCCAACGACAATGCCGCCGACTGGCCGGCCCGCATCGAGGCGGCCAAGCGCGGCGGCTTGGACACCGTGGACGCCATCGCGACCTGTCTGGCCGAGGACCGCGCCCGCCACGAAGGCCGCGGCGACGAGGAGATCGTCATGGCCGGTCTCGGCTGCTCCCGCGACGAGGCCCGCTCGGTGGCCGAACTGCTGCTGGAAGTGGCCTGAATGGAATGGCCGGGCGGCGAGGTCGCCCGGCCTCCTTCGGTGCTATCCGTGGACAAAATCGACAAATCAAAGGCGACGAAACCGACGAAACGACAAATCCTCGTCAACGATTTTACCCACCGGACGGCATCGACATTGCGCGCTACGACCTTTGCATCAACAACGCGGAGGTCTCACGACATGAAGAAACATCTCCTCACCCACATCACCCTCATGACCGGCCATGTGGCCCGCACTCCCCGCACGGAGGTCCTCGACCAGGCCGTCGCCTATCTGGCCCCCATCGCCGAAGGCAGGTGCCACGACATCCCTGAAGTCGGCCTCTGGATCGACGTCTTCCGGCCCAAGGGCGAGGACGACGAAACCCTTAACGGGACCGCCAGCTTCACCGTGTCCAGCATCCTCACCCGGGGACAGGTGCCTTTTGTCCATTGTGTCGCCTGTTGGGACCCGGACATGGGCGAGATGGCTTGGGCGAAGGCCGAAGACCTTGCCCGGCAGACGGGGCTGCCGTCCTGCCCCGGGTTGCGGCGCCCGGACAGGACGCCCTGGCTCGCCGTCGCCATCACCCCGAATATGTTCCTCTCCGGAACGCAGACCATCGGCCTGCTCGGCGATCTCGAACGGTGCATGGCGTGGACCCTGATCGAGCAGGGACGGCGAGCCTGA